CTGGCCCTGGTGGGCTGGGCTGAGCGCCCCACGCTGAACCTGCTGGCCAAGCTGCCCAAGCCGCCCCTGATGCGCACCTCTTGGCTGGAGCGCGTGGCCACCTGGAGGCTCTTCTGATGGCCAGCACCATGACCAAGACCATCTTGATGGCCAAGACCGCTCGCTACGAGTCGTACACCCTACCCAACGGCACCATCGGCTGGGACAACGGTGACGCTGCCGCGCTGCGTATGCGTGGCGTCCCCAACGAAGTCCTGGGCGAGTGGGTGGATGAGATTCGTGGGCTGCCCAAGGGTACCAGCCTGGCCCGGTATGCCCACCTGAACATCGGCCACCAGCGGATGACCCTGGGTAACATCCTTCGTGCAGCTTGGGGGCGGTCAACATGAGACGCGGGGGAGAGGGCGCCATCCTGATCCTCTGGGCTGTTGCCTCCTTTACCGCCCTCTGGGTAGGCATAGGGTAGCCAATCCACTCCTGCAATCCTCCTTGGCCCTTCGGGGCCATTTCTATGCGCATCATTGCCTATGCGTGCTCGCAGGAGAGGCGCTAGGCGTCGGGAAGGGGTAGATGCCCACCTACCCCTGAAAGCCCGCTACGGTGCCCTGTAGTGGCCTCCTGGGGGAGTCTGTAGGGGTAGCGGGGGCGGTCTGCGAGCGATCGTGGAGGGCCATGCTCGGGCGTGTAGATTGGTAGGTGAGGAACATCAGCCACGTGCTCTTGTGGGTGGAAATGGGGGTGGAAAAGGCATAATCACAGGCAGGGGGGGGGGGAGGGGGGGGCGGGGGGGTAGGGGGTCTAAATTCGTTCCTATGAAAGAGGGTCTCTATTTTTTCTACCGCTGATTATATACTACCCCCCCCTACCCCCCTACCCCCCTTTTATACTCAACTCCTTAATTCTAAAGGGTTTTTCTAGGGGGGTAGCCAGAGGGGGTAGGGGGGTAGCCCCCCTAGTGTTTTAGGCGCTCCACAAGGGATTCCAAGGCCAAATGTAGCTTTTCTGACCTTTCTTTGGCTTCCACAGCCTCGCAGTGGATCTTATAGCTCCCGCTGGAAGTACGGACGCGCTCCATTGTACCCTCAAGGTCATAGATGGTAAGGTACACCTCCCTCCCTCCCTCCTTGACCTTCTTCTGACCTACATACCCTCCAGTGGCTTTGATCGTCTGCATGACCTCCCCCCAAATGGTATTGTTCAACTTCTTCAGATCAGGGTGTATGGCTCCCCACCCTCCATCCATGTCCGCCATCTCTCTGATAACACTTTCAGCGATGATTTGGTTGGTAGTCATTGAGGCCTCAGCCAGTTGGTCGGCGGCGTCTGTGCGCGGGACGGGTGCAGTGCTGTCCCATCCCTCCCCATAATCTGCCCAGATCTGATCAAACCACAGCCGGATCGCGGCCAACGCCTCGTCATCCCTGCGGAAGCCAGCAATCTCATCCCTGACCCAGTCGCCCCAGTCGCCTCTGGTGTCTACATGAGTACGTGGAGGCTGTACAACGAGCACCCGCCTCTGTCCGGCGCTCAATCTACACGGTGACGCACTGTTCGTGGTAAGATACCATCGGCGCAGGTTGGCTAGGTTGAAGGCATCCTTCCCCTTCGGCTCAACTGTAACCACCTCCTCAGTCAACAGATCATTAAGCTGGCCCTCACGGGCGTTGAACTTAACGTCAAGCTCATTCACCATGACGAGCGTCTTGGCCTCCATGGAGGCGTTGAACTTGTCAAACATCCTACTTGACGAGCACTCCAGCCCATGGACTCCCGTGAGGTCGCGTAGCACGTCGCCGAACAGCGACTTGCCGATGCCTTGAACCTTAGTTAGCAACATAACGGCTTGGGTACAGCGCTCCTCAGGCCTATTCAACATATGAGCCGCCCACGTGCAGACCCACTCCCATTGATCCCCAAACAGCCCCTCCACAAACCGCTTCCACTCCTCCTGAACTTGCTCAGTCTTGGCACGGCTACCTAATTTGAATTCGGGGTAGCCGTGCCAGAGGTTGATCATATTGCCCCTCAAGCCGAATGGGTAGCGTGGGTTGAGCTCATAGGTCAGCGCGGTGGGGCGGTTCTTATGTTCCACCCAGGTATTGCTGATCTGTACGACCTTGGGGGGCTTGTCTGGATTACTGCGGTCAAGGCGGCGCTTACTTATGTTGGCTTGGTGGAAGTCCCCTACCAGCTTACGGGAGCCGTCGACAAGGTTGTAGATATGGGTCTTGTCCGTGCCGACGACAAAGACGCAAGTGCGCATAAGCTCATCCAGAAGAGAGCACCACTCAGGCGCCTACCAGCTTACGGGAGCCGTCGACAAGGTTGTAGATATGGGTCTTGTCCGTGCCGACGACAAAGACGCAAGTGCGCATAAGCTCATCCAGAAGAGAGCACCACTCAGGCGGCTCGTGGGCCGTGCCTAGCAGCGTCTCCCAAGTTCCCCCATCAAGAAGGTAATCGTCAAGCCCCCACTTACGGGACACATCTCTACAGACCTTGCCGATGTCGATGACGATTACATTGGCCCCCACCGCCATAAGCTGGCTGCACAGCCTGCCAAGAGCATCGTGATTGCCTTGCTTGTACTCCCCAGCTTCGCACCCGGCGTCGTGGTCAAAGATAACTGATACAACACGCCCGTCCCATGCCCACTGTCCGTCAAAGAGCGTGGCGATCATGGAGGTGCCGGCGATGCCAATAGTGGTACCCCCATACTTGCAGCCGGTGTAGCTCTTGGCCTCCCCCTCAGTAATGCTAACAGGGATGGAGGGGTCGGCCATTATGTCCGCCCACTCAAGACCGGGCCAGGGCGGGAGATATACAGGAGAGCACCCACTGCTCTTGGGGGAGAGGTATTTGTTCTCAACTACCTCCTTGGGCCCGAATAGCTGGCGGACCCGTACAAAGGTGGTGGCTGGGTAGGGGATGACGGCGCATGCCTTATCGGGAATGAAGCCTATGAATTGGCTGGCATCTTCCTTGGTAATATGCTTGATCCCCATACGAAGGAGATCATCATCAGTAAGGCCGCAGCTATTGGTCCACCGCTTGTAGTTGTTTGTTGGAGTATTAAGGGGGGATACTTGAACCATAATAAATACCTCGATTGACTTTACTTCCACAGAAAGTCAGGGTAGAATTATGACTGTGTTATGAGTCGGGACTCTGCCCCTGACGCCTATGCCCCCCATGGACTGATCGCTGTGGGGGGCTTCTTTTTACCTACCGAACGGCTAGTATACGCCTTTCCGATAGGCAAAGAAATAGCCGCTACCTTGTGGGTAGCGGCTATTCTCTGAACCCAGGTAGATCAGGCTGCTTCGGCTTCTGCCACGACGGCCTTGGGCTTGCGGACCTTCTTGACCGGCTCGACCACGTTGCCTTCGGCGTCCACAACCGGCTCCTTGGCGACACGCGGCTTGCGGACCTTGACGACCGGGTTGCCATCGGCATCCAGTTCCGGTTCCGGCTTGGCCTTGGCCTCCCACTCCTTGGTGGTGTATTCGCCGCCGTCCTCCAGCACCGCGGCCACCCTCATGGCGGTCTCGCCGATGGTGACGTAGGTCAGGTTGCGCTTCTCGTTGGTACGGGCCAGGCCTTCCACGCCGTCGATGGTGACAGTGATGTCGGTGCCGACCTTGCGCATGACATGTTCGACGAGCAGAACGTTGAGACCAGCTTCATTGGTAAGACGCAGTTTCATGGTAATTCTCCTTAGTTGTAGCCAGGACCACCCTAGCTATGACTCAATTATACCGTCGCATTTTAGAAAGTAAAGGCATTTCTCGTCTTTATTTCGTGTAGGTCCGCATATTACGTATACGCGATCGCGTAATTTGGTAGAAGATTGTTACCCCTCATCGTAATTCTCCGGTATAATAGAGTTTCCCTAGCGTGAGTGCTAGACTAACTGAGGAGCTGACGATGTACCACTGTAACTGCCCCACCCTCTCTACCACCGGAGTGGCGTCACCTATGACGACCTCCCTCCAGCCCGAGTGGCAGGATGACGCTCTGTACGGTCGCCTTCCTTCCCACCCGCTGGACGCCCCCACCTTTATCGCCGCCGGCTACATGTGGCAAGCCGTCACCGAGGATCATCACATCCTCCCCATCACCGGTATGATCCTAATTAACAGGAGAATCGCATGACCACCCTTCCCCCTTCCCTCATCGAACAATCCATCTGGATGATTAAGGAACTCGGCATCGATGTTGACAAGCCGACCGCCAACGACTATGGGCGACTGAATGCATGCCTTTACATGCTCAAGATGAACTCAGTCCCGCTCAGGGACTTCCCCATCAAGTGGAAGATGCTCCTGGAGAATGCGATGTACCCCGAGGACAGGGACTTCCCCCACGATCTGTTCCTGATCTCTCAAAAGGAGAATACAAACTACAAGCTGCTCCTCGCTGCCATTGACGACATCTATCAGAAATATGGGGAATAGCATGACTGACTCTCTTTCGTATCGCATCGACCAACTGTTCCTTCTCCGCCAAGAGCGGATTGCCCTCCAGAAGGATGTGGACAAGATGAAGGCTGAGGAGGATGGACGTCTTGCCGCCTACATCACTGAGATGGAGAACGGCGACATGGACCTGGTCCAAGGCGAGCTGGGGAAAATCTCGATCAAGCCGGTTGAGACCGCTGAGGTGACCAGCTACCCCGATCTGTACCAGTACATCAAGGAGACTGGATCATTTGACCTCCTCCAGCGCCGCGTGTCCCTTACTGGGGTGCGTGAGCGGTGGCAGGAGGGCAACGAAGTTCCTGGCGTGGCCCGCGTCATGGAGCTGAAGGGCACCCTGGGCAAAGCGTAATCCTCTAACTAACTAAGGACCAATATCATGCAAGAGAATACCAACATCGCTACCCCCATCGACTTCAAAGCAATGATGGAGGCTGCTGCAAAGAAGGCGCTGGACCAGACCAAGCCGATGCCAAGCTGATCTCGTTCAAGTCCGGCGTTCTGGCCTTCAACGGCCAAGCCGCCCCTGGTAACAAGATCAACGCCATCGTGCTCGGGTTCGCTCACGAGAACCAGTGGTTCCCTGGGGCTTATGACCCCAACAAGGTCGTGTCGGCCGACTGCTGGGCCGTGGGCTATGACGAGGCCACCATGGGCCCTGTACTGGGCAAGGTGACCCAGATCGTCAATGCGGCAGGCTGTGCCAGCTGCCCCAAGAACGAGTGGGAGAGCGACCCCAAGGGCGGGAAGGGCAAGGCATGCAAGAACACCATCCGCCTCGGCATGGTTCTCCTCCCCAACGACCCGAGTGAGCTGGAGAACGCTGACTTCCTGTTCGCCCGCATTCCGGTGACGTCTGTGGCGAACTGGAACAAGTACGTCCAACAGATCGGCAACGTTGTGAAGCGTCCGCCGTTCGGGGTGATCACCGAGATGTCCACCGTGCCTGACATGAAGAGCCAGTTCAAGGTGAACTTCAAGTTCGTGCAGCTGCTCGATGATCACTGGCTGGAGCAGGTCATGCCCCTGGCTGAGCGGATGGAGACCGAACTTCTCTTCGACAACGGGGTAAATTCCCCCGCCGAATCGCCCGCTGCGGCCCCTGCGAAGGGCGCTAAGAAGTTCTAACAAGGTCGGGAGGGGTACGGCCTAGGCCCGCCCCTCCCGAGCGATCCTACGACTATACATAGGCAGAAATGATGAGCGCTGTAACTACAAGTAAGTCCAGATGGGACAAGCTAGATACCTTGTTCGGCACCTTTACTGTTGAGGCAGCAAAGGAAATGGTATTCCTGTGTAAGAACGAGGGGGTTAATCAGCGCGATCCAGAATACATCACCCAACAATCCATTGCTGACCGATACGGACTGTCTCAACAATCCGTATCGAACATGATTTCCGTAGGTGCTGACAAACGAGTTACTAGCCGCGCTAGTAACTCGCTTCCCAAGGCACAATACAGCCTATACCTACTCACCACCCTTCCAGATGATGACTTCGAGTATGTAGTTGAGGAGTTTGGGGAGCAGGTAAGAAGGGATGACATCCTAGCGGTCAAGGCCGGGTTCGACACTGTTGAAGAGTGGGCGGCTGCTAAAGCTGAGGACAGGCGCTTAAAAAACGAGGCGTGGGAAGCCAGAGAGCGGTTAATAGCTGATTGGAGAGCAGCAGAGATTGAGGACAAGGAGCGGTTCCCTGACCCAGAGCCGGAACCGGAAGTAAAGCCCAAGTATGAGCTTCCCGCAATAGGATCAGATCCCAAACGTCGGCCAGAAGAGTTCCTCATAGAGCAGTTCAGAATTCTTATGTACAGCCATAACGAGGCTGGACAGAAAGCAGCAAAGGCGATGTTCGCATCGCTGTACCATTCCGACCAACCGAAACTTCGGACGGACACCGAGCTTCTTGCTCAAATTAACCTTGCATTTACCACCATTAAGGAGCTTTCAAAATGAAGCCGAAGCATGATACCCTTACCTACCGTAACAATATTCGCACCCGCCTCAGCATCTTCTTGAAGGAAAGGTGCGATGAGCACTTTTCCCTTGAGGGGCTTCAGGAAGGACTTTTTCAGAAGTTTGGAAAAGCCTACAACCTCATGAGAATTCGTCAAGCCCTTCGCTATGATGCAAACAGCGAAGCTCCCCAATATGATGAGCTGGAGAAAACGTGGAAGATCGAGGAGCGCAGGTGGAAGTGGAAGGAGCCGGTTGTGGTTACTGAGCGTAACACTTTCAAAGCGAAGGCTGAGTCCCTTGAAATCGACAACGAGGAGATTGTGCAGCAGCTTAAGGCGAACTCTGACTTGATTGCACGTATGGAAGCAAGACAAGCCGCCATGAAGAACTTGTTCGATTCCGGCATCAAGCTTCTCTCTCATCCCGACGCAGGAAAATGATCACCTTTGACTTCGAGACCAAGGCCATTGAGCCGTATCCCAACTTCCCACCTGAGCCGGTGGGGGTTGCGATCCAGCTCGATGACCTCCCGGCCTGCTACCTCGCCTGGGGCCATCCTACGGGAAACAACTGTACCAAGGAGACTGCGAGCATCCTCCTCCAGTGGATGTGGAACTCTGACCATGAGCTTCTGTGTCAGAACGCCCGCTTCGACATGGCGGTGCTGATGAGGTTCTTCCCAGAGGTCACGAGCGAGTGGGGCGACCCGTTCCGTATCCACGACACGATGTACCTCCTGTTCCTCAATGACCCGCTGTCTCCTCTGGGTTTGAAGCCCAGCGCTGACCGGCTGCTTAATCTCCCCCCAGACGAGCAGACCGCGGTGAGGGACTGGCTTATCAACGCTGGGATCGTGCCGTCCAACACGAAGAAGTGGGGCGCCCATATCGCTGACGCTCCGGGGGAGCTGGTAGGCACATACGCTGGGGGCGATACGCTACGCACGAAGATGCTCTATGACCTCCTGTACCCCAAGATCGTGGAGCAGGAGATGCTGGAGCCGTACAACCGCGAGCGGGAGCTGGCCCCCATCCTCTCCATTAGCGAGAGAGACGGCCTGCACATAGACATGACCTCCCTCAAGGCCGACATAGACCTGTATGAGCGGGCCTATGCCGAAGTGACCAGCCGCGCCTATGACCTCCTGGGACAGGATGAGTTGTCCAGCTTTAACATTGACTCCGGTGTGCAGCTAGCCCAGGCGGCGCAGGCGGCTGATATGACGGTCGATGAGGACGAGTGGCCCAAGACCCCCACAGGCCGGCTGAGCACTTCTCGGGATGTACTGGAGCAGGTCATAACTGACCCCGAGCTGTTCCACCTCCTGGCCTATCGTGGGGCGCTCAAGACGCTCCTCGGCACCTTCATGCGACCCTGGTATGAGAAGGGACTACTTACCGGAGGCATCCTCCACCCGGCGGCATCCTCCACCCGGCGTGGAATCAGGTCAAGGGGGATCAGAATGGGGCGCTGACCGGGCGGCTCTCGTCGTCCAACCCGAACTTCCAGAATATCCCCCTTGAGTTCAGTATCAAGGCACCCGAGGGGCTGCCTGAGCTACCCCATATGCGCCGGTACGTGTTGCCGGATGAGGGGGAGGAGTTCGTGTCGGCTGACTTCCATTCCCAAGAGATTCGTATGCTTGGCCACTTCGCGGAGGGTGGAATCAAGTACGTGTACGACAACGACCCTGCGGCGGACATCCATCAGGTAGCGGCTGACATCATATCGGACAACACCGGGCTGTCGCTGAAGCGTAAGCATACCAAGATCGTTGCATTCTCGATCCTGTACGGGGCGGGGGTCAAGACGATGGCGGAGCGGATGGGGGTGTCCACCTCAGAAGCTGCCCGTATCCGCTCCTCATATATGAGGGCACTTACAGGGGTGCAGGAGTTCATGGACCAAGTCGAGTTCCGTGCCTCACAGAAAGAGCCGGTGCGCTCGTGGGGCGGTCGCCTGCTATATGCTCCCCCACCGGAAATGAGCCGGACTGGTAGGATTTGGAACAAGGACTACGTACTGCTCAACTACTTGATCCAAGGTAGCTCTGCCGATCAGACGAAGCAGGCGATCATAGACTACAACAAGACCAAAAAGTATGGGCGCTTCCTCGCCACCGTCCATGATGAGATCTGTATTTCAGTGTCCAAGGAGCACTTAGATGAGGAGGTAGCCATCCTGAAGGCTGCTATGGAGGCTGGGAAGTTTGATATTCCCATGCGCGCAACGGTCGAAGTCGGCCCCAACTGGTATGAAATGGAAGACCATGTATAACATCCCCCGCACGAGCTATTCCGCACTCTCCAAGTATGAGGAGTGCCCCTACAAGTACAAGCTGTCCTACATCGATGACATCAAATACCCCTCTGGGGCTGCCGCGGCACGTGGAACTCGCCTCCACACCGGTTGCGAACGCTTCCTGAAGGGGGAGATTCCAGCCACGTCGCTAACTGTAGACTTCATGAAGATCAGACCCATCCTGGAGCGGGCTAAGGAGCTTGGCGCCGGGGCTGAGGAGATTTGGCTCATCCGCGATGATACGTGGGAGTTCCAACTTGAGGAGTCTCCCGAGACGACCTTCAAGGCCATCGTGGACATCCACTGGATCGAAGGCGACATCCTCCACATCCGTGATCTCAAGACGGGTCGGCCCAGCCCCTCCCACTATGAGCAGCTGGAGGTATATGCCCTTCTGGGCTTCTCGCGCTACCCCGAGGTCAAGGAAGTGGTTGTAGCGCCCCTCTATCTTGAGGGAGAGGCTTCCCCAACATCCTACCCCAAGGGGTTGGAGGCATTCATCCGTACAGCGTGGAAGGAGCGGTGGGACAAGCTGTATGCCGCCACAGAATTCCCGGCCACGCCGTCGAACAGCGCGTGTAAGTGGTGCCCCTACAAAGCCTCCAAGGGTGGCGAGTGTGCTTGGGACTTCTGAGCTTGAGAGCCGCATAGAGACCAAGGCATCAGACTACGCCAAAGAGCTGGGAATGATGACCTTGAAGCTTAACGTCAAGGGACAAGTAGGCTGGCCTGATAGGTTGTATGTGTACCGAGGAGGGGTCATATTCATAGAATACAAAGCAGCCAAGGAAAAGCCCCGAGCCATACAACTCGAGATTCATGACCAGCTACGGCGGCATAATATCCGCATCTTTGTATGTGACAACCTGATCGACGCCCGCTACATAATCTGGAGATTCAAGGAGGAGCAAAATGCGCTACACCCCTCATAAGTACCAATTGGAGGCCATAGAGTTCCTGTTGAAGAATAGGTACGCCGGGTTGTTCTTGGACATGGGCCTTGGCAAGACTTCGGTTAGCCTGTTCGCCATTAAGATGTTGGCCGAGGCGGGGTACATCAAGAAGGTGCTCCTCATCGCCCCCATCCGGGCGCTGTACACGGTATGGCCTAATGAGATCAAGAAGTGGGATGACTTCGAGGGGATGACCTACTACAACATGCATCAGACCCGCCAGCTGGGGGATGCCCTCATCAACGGTATCAACCCGGAATCAGCCCTTCCCCTCCTCAAGAACAGAAAGTTATTCACCTCAGGCTATGACCTGATTTTGATCGATGAGTCAGCGGAGTGGAAGAACCCTGCTAGCCAACGGTTCAAGGCGCTCAAGAAGGGGCTTGGTGAATTCTCATATAGGTGGATTCTAACAGGCACGCCATCGCCGAACGGGTTGGAGGACATATGGAGTCAGATCTACATACTTGACCAGGGGGCTTCGCTCGGTCACTTCATTACTCACTTCCGCAACGAGTTCTGTATGCCCGATAGATCAGGGTATAGTTACAAGGTCATCCCCCAATATAAGGACATCCTGTACCGTCGGATAGCCAAGCTGGTACTCCGCATGTCGGCTAGGGATAACATCGACATGCCGGATCTGATCATAAACCCCATTACCATCCCCCTCCCCCCGGCAGCGTTCAAAGTGTACAAAGCCATGGAAAAGGAGTTCCTGGCAATCCTTGCTAGTGGGGACAAAGTTAGCTCACCTAATGCCGCGGTGGCTGGGGGGCGTTGTAGGCAGATATCGAATGGGGGACTGTACACCGAGTCTGGGGTGGAGCATATCCACTATGAGAAGATCAACGCGGTGAAGGGGATTGTGGAGGACTTGAACGGGTCGCCGCTTCTAATCTTTTACGAGTTTAACCACGATGAGGAGCGGCTACAAGAGGCGCTAGGGGGCGTTCCCAACTTAACGCGGACTAAGACCCCGGGGGCGTTCCCAACTTAACGCGGACTAAGACCCCGGACGCTCTTATCAACGCCTTTAATGAGGGCACAATCCCAGTATTGATCGGCCACCCGCGAACAGTCGGGGTGGGGCTGAACCTCCAAGGCGCGTGCTCGAATATCCTCTGGATCTGCCCCCCATGGGACTTGTACCTCCACGACCAAGCCAACGCTAGGGTCTATCGCCAAGGTCAGGCGGAGTCGCGGGTGGTGATCCACTACCTGATCGGCGAGAAAACAATGGATGCCAAGGTCTTGAAGGTTCTTGAGCAGAAGGGGCGGGAGCAGCAAGACCTATTCGACGCCATCGAACAATTTAATAAGAATGTTCCTTCTCAGGATAAGTTTCCGGTATAATAGGGGTTCTTAAACAGAAAGGAGTATGAAATGATTATCAAGATCCACGGCACGAGCGGGGCGGGAAAGACCACCCTTGTTCGTGACATCTTTGACGACGCCAACAAGATCACCCGCATCGGTCCCGTCAAGCGGCCCGAAGCGTACAAGGTTGAGCACCCCGCTCTCAAGCGCCCTCTGTACGTCCTGGGCCCGTATGAGAACAAGTGCGGCGGGATGGACGGCGTGACCTCTGTGGAGCGTCAGATCGAGTTGATCGAGAAGTATGCTGACGAAGGTCACGTGCTGTACGAGGGGCTTTTGCTCTCCACCTACTACGGCAAGCTCGGGGCCATCACGGAGAAGTGGGGCAATCGCCACATCTTCGCTTTCCTCAATACTCCCATCGATGAGTGCATCAGGAGGGTCAAGATTCGCCGTGCCGAACGTGGGGAGTTGAAGCCGTTGAATGAGGACAATACTCGCAAGCGGGTCATTCCCATCAACGCTCTCCAGCGGAAGCTCACTGCGGCAGGCCGGAACGTGGCAGTGCTAGAGTGGGACAACTTCCCTACCGACCAACTTCTTGACCTATTCGAGAACCATCATGATTGACGATCTCAAGTTCTGGATCACGGAGCGTGAGGCGGTCCGGGTCAAGAAGGAGGCAGGGGAGAAGCGCCCCTTCACCGACGATCCCATGCTGGCCACCTACCGCTTCTGTAACGTCCACCGGGAAGATGACAAGGTTACTCGCTACATCAAGGAGCATTTCCGCGATCCCTACCCCGGCCACCCAGCTATGATCCTCAATATGGCTATGTGCAGGTTGATCAACTGGATTCCCACTCTCCATAACATCGGATACATAGATGATTGGGGGGTAAGGAGGGACATGTTTATCGCCAACATGAAACAGCTTTCTGAAAGGCCCGGCAAGGTCTGGACGGGGGCGTACATGATTACTGCCGAGCATGATGGCTCCCCCAAGTATGAGTCCGTGGCCCGGACGCTGGACGAGATTGACAAGATGGTCCCCACGACCCGCTGCTATGGTATGTGGCGTCAGCTCCAAAACGCTCCACGCTGTGGCAGCTTCATCGCCGCCCAGATCGTAGCTGATCTCAAACACACCTGGGTGTTACAGAACGCTCCCGATAAGGACATATTCTGCGCTCCCGGCCCAGGCTCCCAGAAGGGGCTGAACTACCTTCGCAACTACCCCCTGGACAAGAAGTGGGATCAGGAGGAGTTTCAAATACAAGTCAATCGCCTTCGGTTGGAGGTGTCTGATGTAGTCGATGTGGACGCCCAGGATATGCAGAACTGCCTGTGCGAATTCTTCAAATGGAAGCGTGGATACGCTAGGAGCAAATACTAATGGAACTAACTGTACATAGTCTGGATCAGGGGCTGAACGACATCCTCTGGAGATTCCGGTCGTCAAGCGAGCTGGAGCAAACTCGCAATGGAAGGGCGCTTCGGCTTACTGAGCCCATTATGGTCACCTATGCCAACCCCACCGAGCGGGTGCTGTTTAACCCCAAGCGGGATGCGAATCCCTACTTTCACCTCATGGAGTGTCTGTGGATGATGGCCGGTAGGAACGACGTGCTATGGGTGTCTCAATTTAACAAGCGGATGCGCGAGTTCAGTGACAACGAGTTGAACTTCCACGGAGCCTATGGTCACCGGTGGAGGAGACACTTCGGGGTTGACCAAGTGATGGATATTGTCCATCTTCTCCAGCACGAACCATTTACCAGGCGGGCGGTTATCGCCATGTGGGATCCCAACGATGATTTGGATGTGGACTCCGTGGATCTTCCGTGTAACACCCATATCTACTTCGACATCGTGAAGGGGCGGCTGAATATGACGGTCTGTAATCGCTCAAACGACGTCATCTGGGGGATGTTCGGGGCGAACGCAGTCCATATGTCGTTCCTCCAGGAGATAGTTGCATCCATGCTACATAGGGAAGTGGGGGTATATCGCCAATTCTCTAACAACGCCCACCTCTACACCGAAATCGGCCAAGGATGGGAATTGTATAGTAATATCCCTACCAACGTGGAGAGCGTGTATGAGGTTGAGGGAATCCAATCCTACCCGCTCGTGTATGACCCCAACCACTGGTTCAACGACCTGGACATCTTTATGCACGAAGGGGACTTCACGGAGATCAAAAACCCATTCTTCCATGAGGTAGCCATCCCTATGTGGGATTCGTGGTTTGATCGCAAGGAGGGTCGCAACGACGGACGCAAGGCGTTGGAAGATGTGCGGGCCGACGACTGGCGGCTTGCCTGCCTTCAGTGGATCGAGCGGAGGGAACAGAAATGAGCGATACCCTCAGCAAGCTGCGGGATCTGGAGGAGGTGATTGCCTCCTACCCCACTATGTCCACCATAAAGCGGTATCGCTCAGGCAACAAGGTCAAGCGTTACCATACCTGCGACACTATTGTGGGGGAGACCGTGGGTCACCATTCCGCCAACGTAGCCATCCTGTGCGTTCTGATCACCGAGGAGAAGCCCAGCGCGACTTTGCTCATGGCTGCCTTGACTCACGACATGGCTGAGCAATACACCGGCGACGTTCCGGCCACGGCCAAGTGGGACAGTCCTGAACTCAAGGCAGCACTGACCGCCATGGAGCGTCGGTTCGACTATCAGTGGTTCAACATTCATACCCTCACCCCCTACGGGTGCAAGGTACTCAAGCAAGCCGACATGCTTGATCTTTGCTTCAAGGCGCTGGAAGAGATCAACATGGGTAACTCGCAGTTCAAGCCGATCCTGGCCAGAGGGGTGGATTGGCTTCGTACCAACGATCCTCTGCCCGCAACTCGCCAACTTCTCAAGGAGATTCAACATGAATGCAAATGACAAACAAGTCGGGGGGAACCACTACAAGTCCTCCATTCAACACTGGGATTACGTGGTGGCTAATGACCTTGACTACTTCCAGGCTCAAATCACCAAGTACGTCACCCGGTGGAAGAACAAGAACGGCATCCAGGACTTGGAGAAGGCCCGCCACTTCTTGGAGAAGTACATCGAAGTACAGTCCAAGGTCAAGTATGACCAGGAGGAGGATCGCTTCCAGCTAGAATTAGGGATTTCCCGTCGCCGGGAGGGCGCTGCGTAGGGGTCCAGGAGGGGCTAGGGCGCTATACCGTAAGTCGCCGGTACCCTAGCCTTACCCCCGCCGAAATAATCGCCTGTAGCCCTTCGCATAGTCAGCTACGTATAACCTGAAGGAGTTGAAATGAAGTACATATTAGCAAAACGGCTGGAACTAGGGCTTACCCAGGAGCAATTCTGGGGAGCTGTGAGCGTAAGCCAAACATGCGGTTCCCGGTATGAGTCCGGCCGCACGATCCCCCAACCCGTTCTGGTACTCCTCGACTTGACCTACATGACCGACAAGACAGAGGCTGACCGTATCCTGAGAAAGATGAGAAATGGGAGATGAGCAGAAATTACCAGAGAAAGACCAAGGACGTGCCGACAATCATTATAGTGGAGCCGGATTGGCCCAACCTTATCAACTCCCTCAAGCGCCAGGGCTACACGATAGAGGCACTGGCGAGGATGGCGGGAGTTACCAGGAGGACCATGGAAGGGATTTGGAAAGGGCTATCCGTTCCGTCATGGATTGTTGGCACGCAAATCATTACACTAGGAGGGCGTGAACAATGAGCAGCGAATGGAGAGACCTGCCCACCATGCAGGACGTGGCCCGCGCACAGATCGAGAAGTGGGAGATTGAAGAATTCTACATGGGAGACTGGATACTGTGGATGCAGCGAGGCTGGACTTTCGGAACCAGATATCGTGGTCGCCCCGCGCAGCCGAAGAAAACCATCGTGATCAGCGAGTGCTGGCGGCACCCTGAGCACGGAGGACTGTTTTGGCGGTCTCACGGAAATACAACTTGCAAGCCGGAGGCATATGTACGCTTCCCCGCCGGAGACATTACAGGATATGTAGAGCAATGAGCAACGACCGTGAACTGTTGGAACTGGCTGCGAAGGCAGCAGGGTTGAAGATCGACAAATCTGAAACAAGCGGTAGGGGCAGAGGGAACACCGGGTTCAATTGCATGGGTGATGTTGTATTGGATTGGCACAACGGCACACGGTGGAACCCCCTCACCGACGACGGCGATGCGCTGCGGCTGGCGGTGAAGTTGTTTCTCACAGTTGGTGTTGATGATGGTGTAACCGACGTGCTGACAGACATTGGGCGTGGGGCCAGCGAAGCGCATGACAGCGACGCTCATGCAGCAACCCGTCGCGCCATCGTCAGGGCGGCTGCGGAAATTGGAAAGGAGATGAAATGACCAAACCAGCACGTACCCGTATCGGCTGCACTAGTACATCTATTCGCCCGCAGCGTTACGCCAGCCACGATCCGAGGCCCGACCTGCCATTCACCGAGCCAGCCCCCGAGGCATGGCCGTACCTGTTCGAGGCTGTACTCTGGACTGCCCTGCTGCTACTCGGCGTGTGGGGTCTGGTGGAGGGGTGGAAATGAGTTGCCAACACGGAAACCCGCTCGACGCCTGCGACTTGTGCGCCGAACTGCTCGCCGAGTTTCGGGATGGCAAAAAGGACGGGTGGGAAGCCTGCGAAGCATGTCACGGAATTGTCGATGGCAAGCACACAGAGGCAGAGTCTTTGCGGCAGCAACTCGCCACCAGTCAAACTCTGTACCACGAACTGTTGATGGCCGTCGAAAGCAAGTGGCCCGGCGAGACCCGCCATCAGACAGCCTTGAGGTACATCAGACAGGCGGAACGTAGCACCACAACTGGACCGGCACAGGAGTTCAACGCGAAGTGACAAAAGAAGCCCCCATAATCGGGGGCTTTCTTCATTTCAGCCGTTTGAGCTTGTAGATCGCTGTGAGGTATTCCCCCGTCAGCGTGTCATACAGGTCCTCGATGGTGGGGCAGCCGTCGCAGACCTTGTCCCGCATCCCCATCAGAGCAACGTAGCCGTCCTCCAACTGTTCGAGTGGGCTTCCGGTAGGGTCTGCAATGTCATCTGGCCCGACCAGGGCGATGTGGGCTTCCACGACCGCATCCAGAGCATCCCGGACCCCACCATAGAAGTCCCCAAGAGCCACGTGCTGTGCGTAGCTCCGGGTGAGCAGATGTTCCTTGTGGGCGTCATCTGCATCCCCGAACACTTGCCCAATGAGCTTCTCGATCATTTCGGCTGGCAGGCCGGGGCGGCTGCGGCGTACTCGCTGGTGCAGAGGATGGCCACGGCATCCTGAGTCAGGCCGAGGTTCTGGAATGAACGGGCAGTCTCACGCTTCCCGCATTCGTGGTCAGCCCATGAGGAGCCAATGGAGGCACCCCAGCCGAGGGCAGCAGCCCCAACGGTGGAAGAACCCATGCAAGGCGCGGTAGGGTAGACATTACCGGAGAAGACGTTGGGGACGGTGCGTACATTGACGGTTCCTACCTGTTCGTTGCGGGTGTTGGCCGGCTGCTGCGCCTCATTGTAGGAGACATTGACCGGGGCGGTTGTCACTTCGACCGGAGCCATGTTGGTGATGTTCTTCACGTAGTTCAGGGCGTTGGCCCGCGACTCGGCACTGACACCGACCACAGTCGTTTGGGTATTCTTGATGTCGCCCCCACCGCCCGGCGGGTTGTCATTGCCGAGGCCGATGGCGAAGGCGGAGGAAGCGAACAGGCACAGCAGGGTGAGTAGGTATTTCATGGTCAATTCTCCTTGATGTCGCGAAGGTAGGGAATGATGCGGACCCAATCACCACCTTCGCAGAGGTCACGGGCCTTGGGGTCGTACCTGCCTTTCATGGCGTCGCAGAGTTCCTTCTGCTTGCCGGTGATTGTCGCATAGGGCAGGACGAACCAGCCGACAGCGAACGAGGTGATGGCATTGGCAGCCACCCATACAACAGTTGCCTTCTGCTCCGGGGTCAGGCTCGGGCGGTCCTGCGCTCTGGCCGTGCAGGCGTAGGAAATGCCGACGACGAGGAAGCAGACGACAGCGATGATGACTGGGGTAGCGGAACGGATGCGTTCGAGGTTGATCATTGTGATCCTCCGATGGTTGGACTGCGGGTAGAAGAACTGCTGGTGGTATTGGTGATCGCCCCGCTCGTGCTGCCCTCGCCCTGCGTCGCGGTTTGGGTCGTGTGGCAGTCCTGAATGCACGACGGCTGGCCGAGGTTGATGCTCTGCAAGTTCGGCTGCGGGGCGTTGATGTTGGTCGTCGTGCAGCCGGCGAGCAGGAGGAGGGAGAGAAGGCGGTGCATTAGTGTCCTATTGCGAGCCAGTTGCATGGTGCGGTGGTGAATGCAGGGGATGCGCCCGATAACACCCATGCCGCCGCTGAGAACCCCGATACGGTTGGTGCATGAGCAGAAGCAGAAACCATATTGCTTGCGGTCTGGGGGGCGCCATTTTCTGTGGTGCAAACCACGGTAAGGACAGCGTTTGGAAACGGGATAGGAAAGGTTACATTACGAACAGCCGCCGCGCCGCTGGTTTTGCCCCACTGAATAATCAGTCCTGACGCCAGCTTGACGTAGCCATTTGCTGCAAGGTTCTGCTCCTGAATATCCCCTTTGAGCAGATAGGGAGCCAATGCAGCAATCGTCTTGGCCGTCGCGTCGATTTGCAGGGCATCTTCTGCTGCGGTGCCGATGGTGACTTTGGTGCCGTCGGCTGATGCTGAGAGTTTTGCGGTCATTAGTTTTGCACCTCGGTGATTTTCCAGTTTTGAGAGGTGCCATAAATCAAAACACCTGATCCAGCACTCAAGGCACCCCCCAGTCCAAATTGTTTTGTGGTGAGGTCTGTGTTATTGAGGAATGCCGACAACATCTGGCGACTCTGAATACCATTTCCTCCCGCCCCACTAGGGACTGTTACTGTAGTGGCGTAGCCAATCGGGCTTGCAACAGTACCCCTGTGAAGTTGAAACAAGGCAGAGGCATTCACCCCTGTTTGGTTCTGCACACCCCCGTTCCAATTCAACTCGACTATCAGAGTGCTATTTGTGCTCTTGGGAATGATTTGGATAAGTGAGTTTGTCATATTCTGTAACGAACCCGGCGCTGTCAGGTTTGTCCCGGCATCCTGTCTCCAGACGACCTGTAGTACCTCTCCGCTAACGGGCGTGGGAACAACAGCCGGGGTAGCGGGAAACGCCACCTTCCCGTCCGC